CACAAGGTACAGTAGGTTCACAAGGTACGGTAGGTTCACAAGGAACTCAAGGTCTTCAAGGTCTTCAAGGTCTTCAAGGTCGTCAGGGTCTTCAGGGGACTCAAGGTACGGTAGGTTCACAAGGTACAGTAGGTTCACAAGGTACAGTAGGTTCACAAGGTACAGTTGGTTCACAAGGAACTCAAGGTCTTCAAGGTCTTCAAGGTCGTCAAGGTCTTCAGGGGACACAAGGTACAGTAGGTTCACAAGGTACGGTAGGTTCACAAGGAACTCAAGGTCTTCAAGGATCGGCAGGACCATCAACAACTATTAATGCTACAGACACAACAACAAATGCGACATTTTATCCAGTATTTGTTGCTGCTGCAGGATCAAACCAAACCGCAAGTGTAAGAACTACAGCAACGGCATTTACATTTAATGCAAGCACTGGTGACTTAACAGTTGGTGGATCAATAACTGCAAACTCTGATGAAAGACTAAAAACTAATATTCATACAATTGAAAATGCACTTGAAAAAGTTATTAATCTTAGAGGTGTAGAATATGATCGTATTGATACTAACGTTCACACCATAGGTTTGATTGCACAAGAGTTGGAAACAGTATATCCAGACCTCGTTATAGAAAGTAATGGATACAAATCAGTTGCTTATGGAAATCTTGTTGGATTACTCATAGAAGCAATTAAAGAACAACAAGTTCAAATTCAAAATTTATACAGCATTATAAATAGAAACAAATCAACTTAATGAATTATGTCATCAGTAGTAATAGGAGCTAATGGAGGAGCTTTTGTTGGTTGTAGTACTGCAATTGATGCCAATCAAACTCTCACTACAACCTATAATTGGATGACAATAGGTCCTACAACTATAAATAGTGGTGTCACAGTCACTATAAATACTGGTGCTCGTTGGGTTATTGTTTAATTGAGGAATTATGATTAATACAAGAATAATTTATCCAAATGATGAAGGTGGAGTTTCTGTAATAATTCCTACTATGGAATGTCTCTCACTTGAAAAATTAATTGAAAGTGTACCAGAAGGAAAACCATATCAAGTTGTTGATATTTCGGAAATTCCTAATGATAGAACTTACAGAAATGCTTGGACTTATGAGGAGGTTTGAAAATGCCTATTGGAATTAATATAGATAAAGCAAAAGAAATTCACAAAGATAAAATTCGTGAAGTAAGAAATCCTTTACTTGAGCAAAAGGATGTGGAGTTTATGAAGGCACTTGAAGTAGGAAATTCTACTAAAGTTGCAGAAGTTACTACAGAAAAACAAGCACTTCGTGATGCAACCGCAATTATTGATGATGTAATTCCAACAGCAACTGATGTTCTTGGAGTGACTGAAGAACTCAAGCAAGTTTGGAATGAAAATGTTTTAGGTCCAAATCCACTGGTATAAACTATGAGTACTTTAAGTGTAGGTACAATTCAAAGTAACACTACTTCTCCACCAACTATCAATAATAGTGCTGGAACTCAAATTGGAACTTTTTGTAGATCCTGGGTGAACTTTAATGGTAGTGGAGTTGTTGCTACTCGTGCTTCTTTTAATGTACTTAGTATTACTGATAATGGGACTGGAGACTATACGGTGAACTTTACGACTGCGATGCCCGATGCGAATTACTCGGCAGTATTTTCTGCGAACTATGAATCTACATCAGCGAATCTCTATTACGGATTAACTGCTTCACGACTCTTAGCATCAGGTAGTTGTCGTTTTGTCACTGGTCCAGAGGGCACCACCAACGCCAGATGGGTTGCGGACGACTACGCCACTGTGAATGCCGCCATCTTCAGATAAGAACCCCCCATAAAAATCATCATATACCTCACAAAATCTCCACATTTCCAGAAACAGTAATTTATCCACCACCACAAAATGGCAATCACAGTTTCAGGACCAACTATAATTTTTGATGATACTAGTGTTGCACAAGCAAGTCTTTATAATGAAACTTTTGGTACTGGAGTTTTTCCTGAAGGTGGCACAAGTCTCACTATTTCAGGAGGAACAGCATTTTCAAGTGCTACTGGTGGTAAAGGAAATGTAGCAACTGTTGTGGGTGTAAAAACAGATGCTTCTGTGATACTTGAAACACCTCAAAGTGGAAGTGTAACTGTAAATCCAATTGTATCTGGAGTTTATGTTTTTGCTATTGGAGGTGGAGGAGGTGGTGGTGGATTCTCCGGTCCTTTAACACGTGTTACTGGAACAGCTGGAACTCCTTCGTTTTTTTCTACTGTTGTTGGAGGTGGAGGAGTTGGAGGTTCTCCAGCTGGGTCTACGACTGCGGGGGCTGGTGGACCTGCAACTGGAGGAACAACAAATACACCAGGAAGTGCCGGTGGTGCGGGTGGTAACAATGTAATTGTTCCGTCTGTTCCAACTGCTACTGGTGGTGCTGCTGGAGGATTTCCAAATGGAATATCCGGAGCAGGAGGAGCAGCTGCTCTAGCAGCTGCTCTTTCGTCTATACCTGGAGGTCCTGGAAGTCCCTTTGGTGGTGGAGGTGGTGGTGCTAGTTCTGGAGCAGTCCTCCTCGGCGCCGTCGCCGCCGGTGGAGGTGGTGGAGGACTTGCAATTCATTCAAGACTTACTATAACTGGAGGTTCTCCATATTCATATCAAGTGGGTGCTGGCGGTGGTGCTGGTACTGGCACTGGTGGTCCTGGAGGGATTGGATATTTAAAATTTGTTTTATATGATTGATTCAAAATAAATAGTTCAAATGATTTGATTTTTTATGGCATTTCAGACATTATGGTATGATACTAATCTACCTGAAGATATTATAAGTATTTTAGAAAAAGATTTAAAAGTCTTTGAAAATAATTTTGGGGATTCTGTGATTGGATATGGTGGTCAGGGAGAAGTAAATAAGGGCATTAGAAATAGTAAAAATGTATGGATTCCTACTACACACTGGATTGGTGGATTTCTTTGGCATTATGCCACAAGAGCAAATAGAGAAAATTTTCTTTATGATTTAACTTGTATTGATGGGGAGAATTTACAATATACAAGATACTCAGAAGGTGAATTTTATAATTGGCATACTGATGCAGGTATAGATGTTTCTTACAAACCACAAAATATTACAACTTCTGGTGTTAATGACCCACAAGATTTTATTGCAACAAATGTAGAATATGTAAGAAAACTTTCTTTTAGTTTACAACTTTCAAATTTTGATGAATATACTGGAGGTGAAGTCCAGTTTCTTGATAATTCTGGGAAACCTTATTTTATGCCAAAGCAAAAAGGGACTATTGCATTTTTTGATTCAAGAACACCACATAGAGTAAAGAAAGTAAAATCTGGTGTCAGAAAATCTTTAGTTGGGTGGATTATTGGTCCAAGATTTCGCTAAACAACAACAAAAATGAGGAGATTTTATGATGGAAAGACAATATCCACAAAAACAAACCTTACCAACCTATCAAATGACTAATCATCAGTCATTTGAAAAAAATGGATATCTTTTTGTTCCAGGTATGGTAACAAATCCAGAAATGATTTTTTCACCAGTTCCAGAAGAAAGAGGGCAAATTAATTATTTTGGAAAAAATAAATCTAATTATGAACCAGAAGAAAAACAAGTTCAAGGTTCATTATCAAGATATAATTTTCCTCCATATAAAGAACTTCATTATCTTGTCAAAAAAGAAGTAGAAGATACTTTAGGTATTGATTTATATCCTACTTATTATTTTGATAGATTTTATTTTACTGGACAAGGATTGAAAAGACATAGTGATAGACCTTCCTGTGAAGTGAGTGTTACTCTTCAAATCAGTACAAATAGAAAAGAACCTTGGCCTATTTGGTTTGAGACACCCAATAGTAATGAAAGCTTTGTAAATATGAAAAATGGTGATGCAGTCATTTACAAAGGATGTGAAAGAGAGCACTGGAGGTATCCTTTAGAATCAAAATATAATAAAATTCAAAGAGTGTTTAAAAAAGATGATACATACCATCATCAAATCTTTTTTCATTATGTGAATGCAAATGGACCTTATCTTCCCTTTGCTTTTGATAGAACTTGATAAATAACTAAAAAGATTATAAAAATATGAGTACTTTAGCTGTAAATAAAGCAACTGATGTAGTAGGGACTTCTTTTTATGAATTAATGAGACTTGAAACAGCAAAATCTGCTACAGGCACCTCAGTTGAATACGCAAGTATTCCAAGTTGGGTAAAGCGAATTACGGTGATGCTTGCTGGAGTCAGCACTAGTGGCAGTAGTTTTATACAAATTCGCCTAATTGTCGGAGGAAGTGTTGTTAGTACAGGTTACCTTGGCACTGGTGGGGGTGGGGCTTTTACTACTGGATTTACGGATACAGTCTCCGCCGCCGCCGCTGTTCGCCATGGTCACTTGGTGCTGACGCAATTTTCCTCAACCCAATGGATTGGAAGCGGAAATATTGCGCGTTCTGACATAAGCAACATGAATACCATAGCTGGTTCAGTTACTATTTCTGGCACTGTCACAGGAATCCGAGTCACCACCGTGAACGGCACAGACACCTTTGACGCCGGTAACATCAACGTCATATTAGAAGGATATAACGTATAAGCACTTGTATAATTTTTGATTTTGATGTAAAATAGATACATAAGATAAATTAGAATGGTTATATGAACTTTGTAAAACTTGCTCTTGATAATGGTGGGTCAATACATCCCCTGATTCTTCCACATGAAGAACTCAAAGGACCATCAATTACAAATCCTTCGGTTTATAATGATAATGGTAGAATTCTAGTCAATCTAAGAAATATAAACTATACTCTTTATCATTCGGAAAAAAAGATTTATGAAAACCAGTGGGGACCACTAGTTTATATTCATCCAGAGAACGATTGGAGACTTCGCACTTGGAACATTATGTGCGAGATGAATGATGATATGAGTATTAAATCTTATCATCATATTGATACTTCAAAATTCCCAGATAAAGAACTGTGGGAATTTGTGGGACTAGAAGATTGTCGTATTGTTCGCTGGAACGATAAACTTTATGTAACAGGAGTGCGAAGAGACTTAGATACGATTGGAACTGGTCGTATGGAACTTTCGGAGATTGAAATTACTGAAAGTGGAGTTAAAGAAATCAGCCAGCGTCGTATTCCTGCTCCTCCACCAGATGAAGAATATTGTAATAAGAACTGGATGCCAATTCTGGATATGCCATATCATTATGTGAAATGGACGAATGGTACAGAAGTTGTTAAGTACAATCCAGAAAAAGGGACAACTGAAACTGTTGTAAGAAAAGACTGGAAGAATTTTGGAACGATTGACCTTCGTGGTGGTTCTCAGGTTATTCCTGTTGGTGAGTATCGTATGTGCCTGACACACGAAACTTATATGACTCAAAGTGCCGCCGGAAGAAAAGATGGTGTGTATCGTCACCGTTTTGTGGTCTGGGACAAGGACTGGAACATCGTTAAAGTATCAAGGCAGTTTTCTTTTATGAATGCCGAGATTGAATTTGCCGTAGGTATGGTAGAATACAAAGGTGATTATTTGATTACTTTTGGATTTCAAGATAATGCGGCATATTTGGTAAGAGCTTCTAAAGAATTTGTGTTGGACTTTATTGGTCTTGAAACTGTATCTGAACCACAACCGGAAGCATTCCCATCATTCACTGGTTATCCTACAGAATCATTAGAAGGTCATATCTATTATACAAATGAGGAATGGACTTTACGACCATTTTATGTGAATATTATTGAGTTTCTTAAAGAGAAGAAAATCAAATCTGTTCTTGATGTGGGTGGATGTACTGGTGAAGTTCCCAAAATTATGTTCTCAAAAATTCCATCTCTTGATACTGCACTAATTCTTGAACCAGTTCCTGTGAATTTTAACTTCATTCAAGAAAGATTTAAGAACGAGTATCGTATTAAAGTTATCAATAAGGCACTATATTACGGACAAGATTTCATTTTACTTGGTCAATCTGATGGTAATGTGGGTGGATATAATATGCACTCCAATAATCACACGATTCAGTTTAATGATATTCCTACTATAACTTTGGAAAATCTTCCCAAATATGATTTTCTGAAGATTGATATTGAAGGTGCAGAAAAAAATATTCTTGAAAATGCAACTTGTTTTGCGGACTTCAAGTATATTGCAATTGAATTTCACGATGAACTGGGAACTATTTGGCCTGAATTGGTTGAGAAATATATTCCCACTCATAAGATTGCGGTGGATGGTAGATTGTATGAAAATTCAGAATCGGTATTGCTTGAGTTAAAATGATGGAACATATTTGTGGAAGTGATAATTTCGGTGAAGGTTGGTTTTCTTATCCCAATCTTTACTCTAGAATTGTGAAACGATTTCCTTCGGGTAGTCGTTTTGTGGAAGTTGGTTGTTGGAAAGGTAAATCAGCAGCATATATGTGTGTTGAGATTGCCAACTCCAATAAGGATATTGAGTTCTTCTGTGTAGATACTTGGGAAGGAAGTGTTGAGCACGAAGGAATGGAAGAGTTATCTAAACTCTATGATATCTTTATTGACAATATGAGACCTGTTGGTGAATATTATTTTCCACTTAAGATGACTTCTCTTGAGGCAGTCAAAAAATTCAAGGATGAATCTTTGGATTTTGTTTTTATTGACGCTTCTCATGAGTATGAGGATGTCCGAGATGATATTATTGCCTGGTATCCTAAAGTAAAATCAGGTGGAATAATTGCAGGGCACGATTATTATCACGATGAATACGATTGGTTTCCTGGTGTCAAACGAGCAGTAAATGAATTACTGACTGGATTTACGCCAGATGAAAAGTGTTGGATTTATTACAAACCAGATAAATCTAAACTTAATAATCTACCCCCAGTTCATTATATTAGTGTTGATTACTGTACCGAAAGAAGAGAAAAGTTACATCAAAAGTTCTCTGAGGTTGGTGTTGATCGTATCACACCTCATATTTTTTATAAGTATGATGATACTCAACACGAAATTATATCTGAATACGTTGACCGTTTGACTATTGGAAGTAGAGGTCCTGTCACATCGCATCTTAAGGCAATCAAAGAATGGTATGATAATACTACTGAAGAGGTTGCATTTTTCTGTGAAGATGATTTGAGTATGGAACTGGTTCAGTACTGGAACTTTACTTGGGATGATTTTTACAATAGTCTTCCTGATGACTGGGAGATTGTTCAACTTGCCTGGTTGCGTGAAGAAGAATTTGATAGATTTAAAATTGGATTCCGCAATCGTTGTTGGTGTGATTGGTCTGGTTGTGCTTATCTTATTAAACGAGAATTTGCCAAAAAACTAATTGATACATATTATTATGATGGTAAGTTTCATTTAGATGTACAGGGTGCCGACATTTATCTCAGAGAGGACTGGGCTAAGGTTCCCGTGATTGAAACCATTATCTTCTCTCCATTAGGTAAAGTTTATGGTGCTCCTTTATTTACTGAAGACCTGAGTTTTATGCCTTCGTACCTTGACCCGAATACGGAAGAAGGGAAGAAGCAACCAGTTAATTCATACCATCATCAATCCTATCAAGATAATTTAAATTGGTGGAGAAATATTGGTTCTATTCTTACGATTGAAGAATTTATGAGAGAATGACTAAAATGAACAAAATTACTACGCACATAAAATAATGAAAAAGAACAAACTTGAAAATTTTCCCTCAGTCTATTATATTTCTCTTGAAGAAAGTACAGACCGTCAAAAAAATCTGGAAAAGCAGTTTGCCGAATATGGAATAACTCCCACCGCAATCATATCCAAAAGATATAGTGAGTCTGATGATGAAATCACCGGAAAGTTTTTGGATCAAATGAATGGGGGAACAATCGGTTGTGCGGTCTCTCACATTAAAGCAATTCGTAAGTGGTATGAAGAAACTGATGAAGAATATGCATTTTTCTGTGAGGATGATTTAAGTCTTGAAACTATTCAATATTGGGACTTTACTTGGGAAGAGTTTATTGAAACAATTCCTGAGGGTTCTTTGTATGTTCAATTACTTTTAATCCGAGATAACTATGAAACATTTGAAATTAGAAAAAAATTATGGGATGACTGGGCAGCAACGGCATATATTCTTACAAGAGAATATGCAAAATTACTAGTTGATAGTTATTCTTTGGGTGAAAAGAAGTTTCATCTTGAAATTCCTGGTGTTAATAATTATGCGGTTCCTTTGGTTGAGAATATTTTATTTGAAACGGTAAATAAAGGTGGAGCTGCCGTTCCTTTATTTGTAGAAGATGTCAAGTTTGCCACTACATTTTCTCCCGAAGAAGATAAGGAAGTTGTTAATAATCAGAAAGGGGGTCATTATGGGGCAAGAGAAACTGTTTTAAATTATTGGAAAAATAAAAATAAACCTTTTGCAATTAATAAAAAAGAAGAACCTAAAGTTTTTATGATGAATGAAATTGAATATCTTCTTGGGGAGTATGCTAATGACCCAGAAAATGCCGAGAACAATCTTAAACTCGGTGCTTGGTATTGGAATCAAAAGCATACTGCACCGGCACTCTCATACTTTTTAAGATGTGCCGAAAGAGCAGAAGATCCACATCTTGCTTATGAAGCTCTTCTATGGGCTCATCTTTGCTATGAAATGCAAGGAACCCGAGATTTGACTGCTCGTACTTTAGTTCAACACGCATTATATGTTTTGCCGAATCGTCCAGAAGCATATTATTTTCTTGCCAGGTTTCATAGTAAGAGAGAGCAGTGGACTGATACTTATCTTGTCGCAACTCAGGGTCTGAATCTGGCGGAAAAGGATTTGCAACCATTTAGAAATGATATTGGATATCCGGGAGATTATGGATTGTTATTTGAAAAAGCAATCTCAGGATGGTGGTGGGGTAAAAACGAGGAGTCTGGTTCAATCTTGAAGGATTTGCACGAGAATTATCGGATGCAAGAAGGATATCGTAATGCAGTTTTGGATAATATTCAGAAATATTTTCCCAATCTTTTAGTGCCATCTAACTTTGATTGGGGTAGTACAGATCCAGAATATGCAGAAATGTTCTCAAGAGAGAATTTTATTGAAAGGACATATGAAAAATGGTGTCCAATAAAAGCAGGAGATGTTGTATTTGATGCTGGTGCAAACTGTGGATCCTTTACTTATTCAATTCTGGATAAAAAACCAAAGCAAGTCTATTGTGTTGAACCTTCTAATACTCTTATTCATTCTCTGAAAAAGAATGTTGGTCACGGTCCTGTAACTTTTATCAACAAGGCTATTTCTGATGCCGAAGAGGATAATAAAGTTATTGCTGAAAGGGGTGTTTATATCTATGAAAATGATGGAAACGAATATCCCACAACAACATTCAAAAAAATTGTTGAAGAAAATAACATTACTAGAATTGATTTCTTGAAGTTTGATTGTGAAGGTGGGGAGTATTCTATTTTCACTAAAGAAAATTATGATTTCATTATTAAGAATGTTGGACACTGTGCGGGCGAATGGCATATTAATGACCATAAGAATGCTATAGAAAAGTTTATTGAATTCAGAGACTTATATCTCACCAAATGCAAATTATTTCATGTTTATGAAAGAAGCGGTAAGGAAGTTACCGAACACATTTTTAATAATAATTATCTCTATGGATTTAAAGAATACTGGAAGGACACTTATCTCGGACAGTTTATTATCTACTTTACCCTTAATAATTCAACCGAAAGTAGTGTAGATGTTGTTGAAGTTAGTGAAAGTGAGAAAATGGATATCGTCCTTCAGGGAAAATACGGCGAATATACTGATGAGATTATTGATGAGTATTTAAGAGTTCCTTTCGTAAATAATGTAATTGTTTCTTGTTGGGATGATGATAGACCAGAACATTATCATTCATCAAAAGTTAAATATGTCAGAAGTGTATATCCATTAACTCCAGGAACTTGCAATAAAAACTTACAGATTACAACATCTTTTGCTGGAATCAAACTCTGTAAAACAAAGTTTTCTGCAAAGATGAGATCTGACCAAAAATATAATTACAATAGTATGGTGAATATGTATGAATTTCTTATGGAAAATCATATTGAAGGTAATATTTTTGTTGCGGGAATGTTCCCATCTTTACTTTTCCATCCAAGAGATCACATTTATTGGGGTACAACGGAAAATCTGCATCAATTGTTTGATATTCCTTTAGAGTACAATAGTATTGCTGATAAAGTTCGTATTGGAAAATATGAACTTGCACAGTATGCAAACTATTTGACACGACCTGAAACTTATATTGGAGCACACTACTGTGCCAGATTTGATGATTGTGTTAAGAAAATGCTGATTGAACCTGAGAAATACCTTTATGATGATGCAATTAATTGGCAAGATGCTAAGGATTTTAGTGATAGAATAACTCCTTTAATGTTCAAGTCTTTTTCAAGAAAATGTATAGATTTTGATTGGACCTGCAAACCAGGATTTACAATTCAATCATATTTGGATGTTTGTTCTTGGCACGAAGATGATTCTAATATAAATTAAACATATTCAACAAAGGAGAAAATAAAATGAACTTTGCCGTATATTCAAAGGACGATTGTCCATATTGCCACAAGATTAAAACTGTTTTGGAGTTGACAAATAATAACTTTGTGGTGTATAATTTGGGAGAGGACTTTACTAAAGAAGAGTTCTATAGTGAGTTTGGAGAAGGTTCCACATTTCCACAGGTTCTCTGTGACGATAAGAGATTGGGTGGTTGTACCGATACCGTCAAGTTTCTCAAGGAACAGCAAATGATATAATGCCAGACATAAATAATGATATAACACCGAATCGTGGTGTAGAACTTATACTTACTGGAGGAAAAAGAAAACAACCTAAACTTTTTCATCTTATATTTGAGAAGATGATTTTCTTTTTCAAACGAGAAGTAACCATCTATCTTGAATTTTCGATAAAGTCAAGGAAAGTCGAGTAGTTTCCTAGGAGAACAAAAATGTTGGCAACTAGTTTAGTTATAGGTTCATTCTTAACCGTACTATTTTTTATAATGGGTCTATTATTAGGTTGGGTCGGTAGAGAATATATGATGACACATCAGGAAGGACCAAAGCAAATTGCCTATCATCCAGAGTTTTATAATAAGGACGGCGATCTTATTGACGAAGAAATTGTTTCGGTAAGATTTGAGCCAGGATACTTTGATGATGGAGATGAAGATCTCGAAGATGATGAAGAATAATCTCTAAATACCATTACAATTGTGATTACATATTAAACAATTATGACTGCGACAAAAGCAAAACCAAAAACAAAAACAACCCCATCGGTAAGTATTGATTTGCCAGCAAATCCTTTTATCTTTGAGGTTCTGAATTTAGTGTCAAAGCAAAGAACCAATATTAAAAAAGTTGAGGTTCTACAAAAATATAATGACCCATCACTCAGGGCAATTTTTATCTGGAACTTTGATGAGAGTGTATTTTCTTGTCTTCCAGAAGGTATTGTTCCCTATTCAAGTGTTGGGGAACAGGGTTCATTTAGTGGAACTTTGAGTGAGAAGATTGATGATGCCGTGGGAAAAATGAGTGAAATTGGTTCTAATTCACTCGGTTCACAAGACCAAGGTTTTTCCTCAATCCGCAAAGAATATACAAAGTTCTATAACTTTATTAAAGGTGGAAATGATAGTCTGACTTCTCTTCGTAGAGAAACGATGTTCATTAATATTCTTCAGGGTCTTCATCCTTTAGAGGCAGAGATTTTATGTTTGGTCAAAGATAAGAAACTTGAGACTAAATATAAAATCACGAAAGAAATTGTTGCCCAAGCCTATCCCGAAATTTCATGGGGAGGTCGTTCGTGAGTCGAGTTCGTAATGTAGAAAGCAATACAATCGAGGATAAGACTACTGTGGAATGGACTCCAGAAGAAAAAAAAGATATTCCTCCTCGTTATGGATGTGAGATTCTAATTGAGAATGGAACTGTTTCTCAGATTAAAGACCCATCCTTTCCTAATGATGCATATATTGTATGGTATACAGTAAACGAAAATTCTTATATGGATTTGTGTCGTGGAACAAGAGTTAAAATCTTTGATATGTACTATGATAAGTTTGGTTCCGGTGCAGTAAAAAAAATTGATTGGGGTTATGGTAGAATATCTCCTAGAATGTGGGGATACAGAGCACCCGAAAAGAAAAAGCGAAAGTGATTTCCTAGAAAGGCGGAAAAAAATCCCCCAAAAAATTCACCCAAAAAGGTTTTCAAGAGAGGATTGACAAGTCCTCTCTTTTTTTGTATAATGAAAAAAGAATATTAATCTAAATGGACCAAGAAAAAATTAAATTAATTATTCGGAATATGGAACTGCTCTTGGATGCACTCAAGGCAGAAGTATATCCAGACACTAAACAATATAAGTATGATGATATTCGTCCAGAAGAAATTGACTATGATGAGGTTTTTTAACTAATGTCTTTAAGAGCAAAGAAACTTGTAAAACTGTTGGAAAGATTGATTAAACAGGACCATCTATATTCTAATGAAGAACTTAAGCAAATGAAATCACAATTGCGAGTTGTGAAAGAAGAACTTGCAGAACTAGAAGCAAAAACATCAAAAGGATTTGGAAAATGAAACCAATTAAAGCAAAAGACCTTTTAGAACTTGACCGTTATATGCAAGTTGTGATGATTCGTCAGACACAACTTCCACAAACTCTTGTTTGGCAGGCAGGTAAGAATGATTATAGTGAAGACCCTATTCACACCAAGTTTCCTCCTGCGGAAAAAGAATGTGGTAAATGGGTAATTGAACAGTTACTTGCAAATGAACGAGGACACTGGGGTCCACTGGAGCATCCTGCCATTTCTCTGGACTGTGTTGGGTTTGTTCATAATGTAATGGTTCAGGCAAGGACTCACCGTGTTGGAGTTTCCTTTGATGTCCAGTCTCAGCGTTATACTGGTCGTCGTGTATTAAAGGTTGCGACTGGGGACCTGAAACCCGAAGAGGTTTTCTATGTGCGTCCAGAAGGTCTCTACCTTGACCGTAAAGGGCACAAGTACGAATGGACGAAGGAAGATTACGAAAGGCAACTAAAGTTCTGTCTGGCGGCATCTGAGAGGTATGCAGAGGGTTATGATACTCGTGGTATGGCAGAGGAACATCTTCGTGATTATCTTCCTCAAAACATTCGCCAGAACTTTGTGGTTTCGTTCTCGCTCCGTGCCGCACTTCACTTTCTGGACCTTCGTGCTAAACTTGATGCTCAAGTAGAGATTCAGGCATTATGTGAATCGATGGTGCCAGTAATGAAAGAATGGGTCCCAGAAATCTTCAGTTATTATGAAGAAAAGCGTCTACACAAAGCACGACTTTCTCCCTAAATATTTTGTAAATTATTATACCTTATGTGCCCAACTTATAGATTTGAGAATACAGAAACAGGTGAAATCTTTGAGAAATGGATGCTTATGGCAGACAAAGACCCATATCTCAAAGAAAATACTCATATGAAACCTCTTATACCAACACAAATGAATGTTGGTGAAGTGGGGGATTGGAGAAATAAACTAACCTCCAAACATCCTTCGTGGAATGATGTACTCGGACAAGCTCAGAAAATGCCCGGTTCAACTGTAAAAAAACTATAAACACTTATGGCAAGAAGAAAAAGAGCAGAGCAACAAAATGATGTTGGTCTTACCACTCGTCAAACAAAGCGTAAAAAACCCTTAAGTGGTGAATATCTAGTAGATATTGACCCACTTACAGATAATCAAAGAAAACTTTTTGATTCTTATGCGGAACAGAAACATTTAGTTGCCTATGGGTGTGCCGGTACGGGTAAAACTTTTATTACTCTTTATAATGCTCTTCGTGAGGTTTTAGATGAAAAAACACCTTACGAAAAAATCTATCTTGTCCGTTCTTTAGTTGCCACAAGAGAGATTGGATTTCTTCCCGGTTCTTATGATGACAAGTCGGATATTTACCAAATTCCTTATAAGAATATGGTTAAGTATATGTTCCAGATGCCTTCTGATGCTGAATTTGAGATGCTTTATGGCAATCTCAAGGCACAGGAAACCATTAAGTTCTGGAGTACTTCATTCCTCAGAGGAACCACGCTTGATAATTCTATTATTATTGTGGATGAATTCCAAAATATGTCATATCACGAACTTGATTCTATTATCACTCGTGTTGGTGAAAACTCTAAAATTATGTTTTGTGGAGATGCGTCTCAGTCAGATTTACAAAAAACTAATGAGAGAAATGGTATTATTGATTTTATGACAGTCTTGCGTAAAATGACATCTTTTGATATAATTGAATTTGGTGTCGATGATATTGTTCGTTCTGGACTTGTCAAAGAATATATTATTGCGAAACTAGAAGCAGGTTTTTAATGTTTAATCATCTTGATAATGTACTTCCTCAACTTGAAAGAGAAACGATTGATGGGGTCCGATACTATTCTATTCCCGATGAGGACCAACTACTCAAGTTGGTCTCCATTACCTCAGTAACCAGTCATTTTAATAAGGAAATCTTTGTCAAATGGCGTAAAAGAGTCGGTAATGAGGAAGCAGACCGAATCACCAAGTCATCAACAAGTCGTGGAACCGACTTACATACTCTGGTAGAGAATTATCTTTATAATAGAGACCTTCCAACAGTTCAACCCATATCGGATTTTCTTTTTAAGATTGCTAAAACTGAACTGAATAAAATTGATAATATTTACTGCCTAGAAGGTGCCTTATACAGTAAGCAACTTGGTGTGGCAGGGACAACTGATTGTATTGCCGAGTTTGATGGAGAACTTTCGGTTATTGACTTCAAGACTTCTAAAAAACCCAAACCCAGAGAATGGATTGAGAATTATTTCGTTCAGGCGATGTTCTATGGAATGGCACTCTATGAGATGACTGGTATTCGGATTAAGAAACTAGTAATCATTATGACCTGCGAGAACGGAGAATGTGTCATTTACGAAGAAAGAGACCTAAACAAGTATATGAAACTCGTGGTCCAATACATCAAAAAGTTTGTGAATGATAAACTCGAATTGATGTCTACTTGACTAATTGATTATTATATCTTATAATACATATTATTACTGCTAAACTATGACAAATATACTAGCGACATTTCTAGAGATTAATATAGAAGATATGGAATCACCCGAATCGAATAAAGAATTAGAGAAGGCAATTGAAGATAAGTTTCTTACACCTTCTAAGTTTGCTATAGAAATCGAAAAAATAGTTGCCGAAGAAAACTGCAATTATATCGATGCAATTTGTCATTATTGTGAAATTAATGGTATTGATATTGAATCAGTTACTAAGTTAGTTTCCAAACCTCTTAAAGAAAGATTGAAGTATGATGCGATTAATTTGAATTTTATGAAGCGAATTTCGAAAGCAAAACTGCCTATCTGATGTCACCCTTTGAAACTTATCAGGCTTATTTGGGAATCAAGAATCACTTTTCTAATCCCAAATATGATTACTTTAAATATAAAAAAACAAGAGCAACACTAACTTCCTTCAATAAACGCAAAGACAAATATTTCTTCGAGAAATCTTCAAGAAAATATAATGATAAAGAAATTGTTAATTTTCTAGTATCAAACTTTGTAGCAGCAGACAATACGAGTAACTTATGGATTGGCGAAATTATCAATTCTGGAGAAAGAACCTACCAAGAATGGATGAAAAGGCAGCAGAGTCTGACTTACTTATTCAAGGAGCAATCGACAGAATTGTTCTCTCAGGCAAAATTAGAGAATGTATTCGACTGCTCGAAAGGTCATCCAATTCTTCTCAAAACATTTCTAAAAAGTGAATTGGCACCCGAAATAATGGTAATCTATGATAAAATATTTTCGTATATTAGTGAGTTTGACAAGAAACTTCTGGACCCAGTATGGGAAACCGTAAGTTTAAAAATTAAGAAATACAAACCCTTTATACATATTGATATATTCCAGTACAAAAAACTTTTACGGGACATTATAAATGAGTAGTTTTTTTGATTCTGATATTATTCAGGATGAACTAAAAGAAATCAATCAACTTCAAGAGTTTATATACAATAGTATTTTAACTTTTGGTATGATGCCTCGTGAAGATAAACTGGAACATATTGATAAAATGACAATACTGCTTGAAAAGCAGCGTATTATGTACACAAGACTTTCTCTTTCCGATGACCCTCAAGCAGTTGAGATGAAAGAAAATCTAAGAAGGTCAGTTGCTCTGATGGGATTTCCACCAGAGACTGATATGAATATACTTTTCAGTAGTATGACAAAAACAATTGAATCACTCAAAAAGTATCTTGACTAATGAGTGATTTTTTGCTATAATATCTAAGTAATCCAACAAATCCAAACTATCCTAAAAAATCTTATGTCGTTCTCGGACTTAAAAAAACAATCTAAACTTGGTTCTCTCACCGAAAAACTGGTGAAAGAAGTCGAAAAAATGAATAATTCTGGTAATTCTTCTGATGACCGTCTGTGGAAATTGGAATGTGATAAAGCAAATAATGGTTATGCCGTCATTCGCTTCCTTCCTGCTCCTGATGGTGAAGACCTACCATTCGTCAAAGTCTATTCTCACGCCTTTCAGGGACCCGGAGGTTGGTTGATAGACTCGTGTCTCACTACTCTCAACCAGAAGTGCCCCGTATGTGAGCACAACGGTCAATTGTGGAACTCTGGTATAGACTCCAATAAGGAAGTTGCCCGTAAGCAGAAGCGTAAACTGACTTATATGAGTAATATCTATGTTGTCAAGGACCCTGCTAATCCTGATAATGAGGGTAAAGTCTTTCTCTTCAAGTATGGTAAGAAAATCTTTGACAAACTCACGGAAGCGATGCAACCTGAGTTTGAAGATGAAACTGCCATCGATCCGTTTGATTTCTGGACTGGTGCTAATTTCAAACTGAAGGCAAAGAGTGTTGCTGGTTATAGGAACTATGATTCCAGCGAATTTGCCGCTCAGGGTGCTTTGTTGAATGATGATGATGCTATGGAAGCAATCTGGAAGAAGCAGTTTTCTCTTTCCGAGTTTGTTTCTCCTGACCAGTTCAAGTCCTATGAAGAAATGAAGAAGCGTCTTGAAGTTGCCTTAGGTGGAAAAACATCCCGTACTGATTCTGAAGTTGAGGATGAGGATGACTATCGTGGTCCTGCTCCTTCTCTGACTGAAGACCTGCGTACCGAACTTAGCAACCTGAAACCGACTCGTTCTGTTGCGGTTGATGATGATGAGGATTCTGATGAAACCTTATCATATTTTGCCCGCCTAGCGGAATAATAGGTAAAGAGGAGAGAAATCTCCTCTTTTTTATGGCATCGTGACTCTTGTGTTTTCGGTGCGAATTAATTTTTTATCAATATATTGAGAAGACCTATCATAATACATAATCCTTCTCATATCATTTAAGTATTGTTGTAGATATTCCGTTCTTAGTAGATAGATGGACCTCTTTTCCTCATTCTTTCTAGTTTCATATTCATAGTTACTAATACCGACAACAGGATTTAAAGTTTGTATGGAAATATTAGGGTCTGGAATAGTAAATGTTGGGTCTACAATTTTACCACTAGGAAGTATGAGTCTTCCATTAGAATCTTTGATTTCTTTAGTTTCATAATGATGTATTGCATTTAAGTCATTTCCATATAATTGTTCCGAGTATCTATAGATATCCCTATTAGAAAGAGGCCATTCATCTCTGATATGTACAATACCTGCCGTTAATATAACAACCCAGTCATAATCTGCCTTTCCATAAACTTCTTCGGCAACAGTATCGGGTCTTGCTCCTTCCGGAATCTGATACTTATTAAACAGAGTAAAAACATTCTTTAAGTCATCACGAAGTTTTACACGACGAAATAGATTCTTTGCTCTTACATAATTCTGTGAAGAATTACTATCCACAAAGGGTGATTGGTACTCTAAATCTGGAAGCTCTCTAAAGTAAGACATATCAGTAACCTACTGCTTGTTGACCAATACTACTATTATAATCTTCATTATAAATCGGATTCAGTTCGGTAAAACTAAGAGACAATTTCATATGAACCGGAGTTTTATCAGCATAAGTAGCATATGAACCTGAACCCGTATAATTCATACCCATACTAGTCAGAGCACAGGGTTTGAATTTGTTTAGGTAAGGATGGTCTTGACTTCCACTCTTATATTTTAGAAGGAAAATATTTGGTGCTGAAATGAATAAACCAGCACCTTCAGTATTGCTACCAGTTTTTGGTGCCATAGATTGCTTAAAGATTCTTATAATTTCTTTAACTACATTAGATTCTTTCTCATCTCTTGGAGCAAAATCAAAATCAAAGGCAAAAGACCTTAAATTGACACCCTGGAATAATAGTTCTAGATTTGGATTTAAAACATTTCCACTGGCTCTTGATAATAATCCTTCTGGAGACGTATTTGCTCCCAATTCATTAACTAGTTTTGATTGAAAATACTTTGTGATTAAATCCTGCCCACCACCTTTGGTTGCAATTTCACGTCCAGTGTTTCCAATTTCTCTAGCAGCATCAACAAGACCTTTTCCAAAGTTACCACTATTAAGAACTTTTCCTGCTTGTTCAGCACCAAAAGCGGCAAGAGGATTCAAACTATCATCACCCCAATTGACTTGATTTGTGTCTCCAATATTTGATGGTATTGGTAATTGTATTGTTTTTTCTGCTTTTTGTTTTGAATTTTTTTCAGTCCCTGTCTGCAACTTAAGATTATTTGTTCCAGTTTCAAGTCCAGGAGGAACATACTTAATCACACCTATTTCTAGGTAATCGTCGTCCTTACCAATACTTTTTTGTGGATATCTAAGAGGTGCCGCAGACGAAGAAAGTTTAGCAGAAGCATCTCCAGCAATTCTTTCCGCATTCGGTGATAAACTTCTTGATATGTTAAATCCGTTTACCATTTATCTTTTTAGTTATTTATCTTGATTTGTCCGAAAGGTATTCTTCTCAAATCACTTACTTCATTTTTATCTACAATATGTAGAGGTCCAATCACTTCTTCAAGAGTATATTGACGTTGTTCTCCCCAGTGAAAGTTAATACCACTAAATCCCCAGGAATAAACATTTGTAACGGCAACAAAAGGATTTGCATCATACCTTACACGAGGGGTCTTTGGTCTATAAACAAAAGTATAAAACTTACCTGCCTGTGGAGACCTTGTGGTTTCTTTCAATACATCAAGTATTTCTAACATCAAATCCTCCGCATCTTCTGTTCCGTATAAGTTTTTAAGTAGGGGTTTGATACGATTCATTTTTTACCAATTCCAAGCTCATTTTCCGTCAAAATTCTGAAGGTCCATCCTCTGTCCTTACAATATTCTCTTGCTGCCTCCCATTTTGATTGATTCTTGGCATACTCATATGCCTCATAGATATATCCTTTGGTCTGCCTTTTTGGTTTGGGTGGTGGCATCGTTTGCTTATAAGGTTTAATCTCAATCAAATATTTTTTAGTGCTTCCATCTGGTTCTTTGACCTTTATATAAGCATCCGGAAAATATCTATGAACCTTGCCATCTACAGAAGAACGATAAGGAATGGCAAGTTCTTCAGAGGCATATTCTAAAATATTTTCATTCGTATCGCAATATTTCAGAAACTTCAATTCCCACAAAGACCTGTATATAATGTTAGTCGGGTCACCAAGATACTTTTCTGGAAATGATGGTTTAAATTTTCCTTTATAAGACATCTAAATACTTATACTAATAAGACTCATAAAAGGTATTTAGAGTGCCTAGTATCCGCAGAATATCAGATTTTAAACCACTCTTTACGAATCTCGCTCAGAGTTCACACTTTCAGGTCATATTTGGTGGTTTGCCCGGTCCACTTTTATCACATCTTGCGATAAGAGGAGTTGACCCGTTATTTGTTGCTAATGATGCTGGATTACTTTGTTTTTCGGCATCACTACCAGGAACTACATTAGCAACCGCAGATATTACCAATAATTATACAGGAGTAAACGAAAGAGTTGCTCATCGCAGAATCTTTACAGAAATTGGTCTGGAGTTTTATGTTGATAGTAATTATACCACTTTAAAATTCATAGAGCACTGGATGGAGTTTATTGCCAGCGGATCTAATGAGAATCCATCTAGAGAAGGATATTACTTTAGAATGAGATATCCAAGAGATTATAAGAGTGATATGACTAAGATTATTAAATTTGACCGAGATTATAATGTAGAAATTGAATATAACTTTTTTGGACTTTTCCCACTCTCTTTAAATTCCATACCAGTAAACTATAATGGTTCTGACACGCTCAAGATGAGTGCCACATTTAATTATGAAAGATATGTTTGTGGCAGAACATTAAGTTTGGACTTCACACGAAATAACAACAATAATAAAATTTCTAATACTGTCGTCAACAGTACCATAAATCAAGTAAATAGACAAAATAGACTTGCAACAGGAAGAGATGAGTTGATTAATAGAAACCTCAATCTTGGAACCGGTAGACTAGATGATCCAAGACCTGTTGGGGTTGCCTAAGTCGTCTAAATAATTTTAACTGAACTTTATAGGATATTATGCCTTTACCAAAGATTGCAACTCCAATTTATGAGTTGGAAATTCCATCATTAAAAAAGAAAATTAGATATAGACCCTTTCTGGTTAAAGAAGAAAAAATTCTGATTATTGCTTTGGAAAGTGAAGATTCCAAGCAAATTGCAAATGCGGTTAAGAACGTTATTTCAAATTGCATCTTAACTAAAGGTGTTAAAGTAGAAGACTTATCCACATTTGATATTGAATATTTGTTCCTCAATATCAGAGGTAAGTCAGTTGGGGAAACTGTAGATGTTTTAATTACTTGCCCTGATGATGAAACAACTCAGGTTCCGATGAGTATTAATTTGGATGAGATTACTGTTGAAGTTGACCCAAAACATTCTCGTGATATTAGATTAGATGATACTCTGACTTTGAGAATGAGATATCCATCTATGACTGAATTTATCAAGAATAATTTTGATTCTGGCGATGGTGTAAGTGTTGATGATACTTTTGATTTAATTATATCCTGTATTGAACAGATTTATTCGGAAGAAGAATCTTGGACTGCAAGTGATTCTACTAAAAAAGAACTACTAGAATTTGTAGAGCAATTAAGTTCCAAACAATTCAAAGAAGTTGAAAAGTTCTTTGAGACTATGCCTAAACTTTCTCATACAATCAAGATTAAAAATCCAAAAACTGGTGTAGAAAGTGAAGTTGTATTGGAGGGTCTGTCGGCTTTTTTCGTGTAGGTATGGCGCATACTGATCTTGCGTCATACTACAAGACAAACTTTGCTCTGATGCAGCATCATAAATACTCTTTGACTGAACTTGAAGATATGTTGCCTTGGGAGAGGGAAATTTATATAACTCTCTTACAAAATTATATTGAAGAAGAAAACCTAAAGAATCAAGCAAATGGCTGATTTAGCACAAGTAGCTCAAAGTGGGGTAGATCCTATATCAGGGTCCTATTTGTCTGCGGAAAGAAGAAAGGCACTATTCAAGAGAAGTCAAGTATCATCAAATATTTTTGGTGGTGGAGGAGCACTTGTTCCTATTAGTAAGAAATCGGACCCAGAGACCTTATCAATTGTAAAGTCGCAATCCACATCAATAACTTCTTTACAAGGTCAGGTCAATACTTTAAGTTCCGAAGTTGCTAATTTAAATAAAGTAATATTCATTCAGACACAGACGATAAACGGAGTACAAGAACTAGTTGGAAGTTTGAGAGGTGAAGTTACTGGCTTTAATGCTTCTTTAAATAATGTTACAAAGGCAATTACTAATGATAGTGTTTTAGAACAAAATCGTATAAAGCAAGAAAACGAGGAGCAAAGAAGAGCAACAGAATTAGGACTAAGAGTAGGTAGAGAAAGTCTTTTAGAAAAAGCAATACAAAGTGCATTAATTGCTCCGGTTCAGGCAATCGCACAGAAAACACAATCCATTCTAAGTAGATTATCACAGTTCTTTGGAACATTATTACTTGGATGGTTGACGAATCAAGGAATTGAAACTCTTAGAGCAATTTCCGAAGATAATGGTAAAAAATTAATAGAAATCAGAGATAATGTTCTAAAGGCTCTTGGAATTGGTGCCGCAACATTATTCTTATTGAACGGTGGATTTTTTGCAATTGCCGGAACTATTGCAAGATTATCTCTTAAAATTGGTGGATGGTTACTTAAGAATACTGTAGGTAGATTTTTTGGAGCACTTGGAGGTCTTCTAAAGGGTGCCGGAAATGCAATAGTTTCAACTGCAAAGGCTGGAATAGCAGCAATAACAGGAACAGGAGCAAAAGCAGCGGCACCAGCAGCAGCAGGAGCAGCAGCGGCTGCCCCCGCTACCAGAGCAGGAGTTGCTGCTGCTGCATCTTCTGCAGATGATGCATCTAAAGTTGCCGCTAAAGCAGCTGCAAAAACTGGAGGAAGATTCGTTCCTGGAGTAGGATCGGTTATTTCTGGAGCTGCTGCTTTATATGATTTTTCTAAAGGAGATATTCTTGGAGGTGCTTTAAATACTATTGGAATTATTCCTGGACCTGTTGGTTGGGTAGGAACTCTTGGAAGATTGGGTCTTGAAGGAACAAGAATAGCAGGTGGAACTGATAATAAACCACAAACACCAGCATCAACTTCTTCTGCATCGGCAAAAACATCAGCGGCAAAACCACAAAGTCAAGTCATACCACCATCCACAAAACCACCATCAACTACTGTGGCCGCCACTGTAAGTGATAAACCATTTGAGCAGCAAATGGGTGATTTAAAGGCACAGGCAAATTCAATTGATTTCACTCAGGCACCACAATACGGAGAAGTTAATATAACACCAGAAGAAGGTAATCAGGTTTCATCTCAATCAAGTCAAGTAAATATAAGACCACTACCGGCACAAACTAATGGAGTTCCTGCTCAAGTTAATGTTGGTCCTGCACCTGCTCCAGCACCAAATGTAATTTACAGAAGAGTTGGGTCTTCTGCACAACAAAGGTCGGGTGCCGCTCCTACTGGCGGACCCGTAAATCAAGTTCCATCAATATCAGCATCAAATCCAGATAATTTCTATGTGCTTTATTCACAAGTAAATTATAATGTGGTGACATAAGATGGCAGTAGCAGTAAAACCATCTAATAGTCTTCTTAATATTCGTTCTGGCATTAAGTCAATAAAGAATTCATTTTCTGGTCTTAGAAAGAATGCCGGAAATCTTAATGATGTTATGTTGAAAAAAACAAAAGTAAAAAGAGAATCAATAGCAAGAAATTATATACTTTCTCAAAGAAGACAAGAACAAGAAAGAAGAAAAAATAAAGAAGACCTTTTAGAGGCATCAAGTATTGGTGGAGTGTTTAAGAGGCAGGCAAAGGCAGTTGCTTCAAGTACTAAAGGATTCTTGGGAAGAATTATGGACTTCTTAGGAACTCTGTTAGTTGGTTGGTTACTTACCAATTTGCCATCAATTATTACGATGGCACAGGAATTGATTGCCAGAATACAAAGACTTTATACTATTGTAACTGGATTTTTTAATAATACCGTGAATTTGTTTAAAGGATTTGGAAAACTTCTAAGTGCCGTTGGTAAAAATATTTTAACTTTTGATTTTACTGATAGTAAGGGAAGAGTTGATGGCGCCTTAAAGGACTTGGGTGGTACTTTTGATGATATGCAAAGTCAGTTTGATGAAGGATTTAAGTTACTCACAACATCTCTTGGGGAAGGAGTTGTAAGTGGAGAAGACGCACAACCTTTTGGAACTCAATATGAAAATGAAAGTATGCAGGAGCAACCTTCTGGTAGTTCTAGTGGTAGAGCAGTTTCTGGTGATAATGTAGATAAAAAAGTTTTGGATTTTATTGCAGATGGAGAAGCAAGTCAGAGTGACCCTTATGGTGGATTTAATACATCAAGAGGAAAAACTCAAGGGAGAGCAACAGATAAAACAATTGGGTGGTTAGCACAAAATGCTCAAGGTGCTATCGGCAGATATCAACATATGCCAGAATACTTATTAGAAAGAGGACAAGCAGCTGGATTTAATGCAAATACAAAGTTCACTCCCGAAGTTCAAGATAAAATTACTTTACACTTTTTAAAAACTTCACATTCATACGATGCCTGGAAATCTGGCAAATTAAGTGATGAAGATTTTCTTGGCAAATTAGCACCAACTTGGAGAGCTATTCCCCAAGGTCCAAAAAATGCTGCAAGATTGGGTGGAAGTCCAAATTCTACCTATAACGATAGATATGCTGGTGGAAATGCATCAAAAGGAACTTGGGACCAGAGATTATCAAAACTTAAATCTGTTAAAAGTGGTGCCACTCAACAAGCACCGCAAGCACCATCAACACCAAGAGCAACCCAAACAACGCCAGCAGTTACAACATCAGTTATAGACCAATTCAAAGGAAAACCGGGAGGAGCAGCAGGAATAATTACATCAGAAAGAGGAATGAGATTAAGTCCCACATCTGGTAAATATAGAATGCACCATGGAATTGATATAGCTCCAGCGGGTCGTGGATATTATGTTGCATTAAAACTTTCTGGTAAGGTTAATCTTGTTGCTTTTGATTCTGGAGGTTACGGAAATTATGTTGATATTAAATCTGGAAATACCATATATCGCTTCGCTCACTTGGCAAAGGTATATGTAAAGCAAGGGCAGACTTATAATGGAGCAACAATTGGTGAAATTGGAAGTACTGGGGGAAGTACAGGAATACATCTTCACTTTGAAGTAAGACCAGGAGGTGGAGATTCTATAAACCCAAGACCATATCTAGGACTTCTTTCAATCGGAAAACAACTTACTGGACTTTCAGGGCAACCGACACAAATATCAACCCCAACACAAGCACAAATAACACCATCAGGAACTCAACAAAGAAGACAAGCATCTCAACAATTGGCACAACAACCAGCAGGACCTAGTATTATTATAATAGAAGAAGAACCTCCTGCACCACAACCACAAGGTTCTATTGGTGGTGGAGGAGCGATGATGATTCCTATCATAATTAATCCGTTAAATAGTTTCATCACAAAGAAACTTTTACTAGACTTAGCATACACATAATGTCAATTAAAAAGTCAATTTACGAAGAACTTATACTTGAATCCAACGACCAGAAGAGGACCGTTGATATTAGAACTGGTACGGTTTCTATTGATTACTATGAGGATATTTTCTCACCCACGATTACCGTAAAGATTCAGGTAGGAAATACCGGAGATTCTATTCAGGCACAGGATAATGAAGGAAATGCCACAGGAAAATTTCAGTCAATTTATAATGGTCTTCCTCTAAGAGGTGGTGAGAGAGTTTCTCTAAAGATTGCCGGAAATTCTGGAACAAATCCAGGACTAGATTTTGCAACGGACGAGAAAGATTATCTTTATGTTTCTAGTATTACAAATGTTATTTCAGAATCTCAACGAGAATTCTTTGAACTCAATCTAGTTTCAAGAGAAGCAATCACGAATGAAACCATAAGAGTTCCAAAAAGGTTTCCACCCGGTCAATCAATTAGTGATTCTGTAGAAAGCATTATCAAAGAGTATCTAAAAACCGATAAGATTGATAAGATTGATAAGACACAGAACAAATATGGATTTATTGGTAACCTAAGAAAACCCTTTACCGTATTAGTATGGTTGGCATCCAAAGGAGTACCTGATTCCTCAAAGAAAGACGCAACGGCAGGGTGTGTATTCTACCAAACTCAAGATGGATTTAACTTTAGGTCAATTGATAACCTAATCTCACAACCTCCAAGAAAATCTTTTAATGATAAAGAATTTGTTTATATCTATACCGATGTAAATCAGTCCGGAAATGAAAGAAATACACAAAATGATTTCAATATTCTACAATATACCACAAATAGAAATCAAAATCTAATTGAGAAACTTCGATTGGGTGTATATTCCAGTTATAGAATGTTTTATAATCCACTAACCTTTGAGTTTACACCACCAGAGAAAGGAACTTTTAATACCTTTAAGTTAAGTAATTATGTGAGTGGTATGAATAATTTGGGGCAAGAACTTCAACTACCGAAGATTTCAAGTAGTTCTAATGTAAGTCTTGGAGATTCACCCTCAAGAATTTTAACTCAGGTTTTGGACATTGGTACTGTGGAGGTTGGAGTTTCAACGGAAGGAAACTCTGACCCACTTAAGTATCAATCTCAGGCGATTATGAGATACAACATACTCTTTACTCAAACTTTGAGTATGACCGTACCCTCAAACACTAATTTAAGAGCTGGTGATATCATAACCTGTAAGTTTCCTAAAATTTCCAGAGAAGATGGTGCAACATATGACGACGAACAAAGTGGTCTATATATGATAAAAGAATTATGTCATCATTTTGATACAGAAGGTTCATATACTTCTATGACATTAATTAGAGATACATTTGGCAATTACGGAACGAACACCGGACAATCATAAATGGAAGAATCACTACTCAAAAGTAATTTTCTGGGAAGAGACGGATTCCGTTGGTGGATAGGGCAGGTTGCGCCGGAAGAAGTTCAGAAGCAACTCAATAAAGATGGATGGGGAAATAGACTTAAAGTTCGCATTATGGGATATCATCCTTATAGTGTCGCAGAACTACCAAATGAAGACCTTCCTTGGGCTCAAGTTCTTCTATCTACATCAGATGGAACCGGGTCATCAAACTACGCAACAAGCCATAAAGTAAGACCGAGTGATATTGTATTTGGATTTTTTCTGGATGGTGATAACGCTCAAATCCCTGTTATCTCTGGGTGTTTTGGAAAAACAAGTCAGGTTCCAAGTGAAGATTATGTTAGCCCGTTTATACCATTTACTGGATACACCACACGAATTACAAATGATGGTTCCCGGATAAAGAAAAACGAACAAAACGAACAGACAACAGAAGCACAAAAGTCTCCATATTATCTACCACCACAAACCGCAAATGGTATTAACGAACTTGCCTGGTTTAGTGGAACTGGAGACACACTTCAACTCGGGACTGCAAAACCTGGGTCAAAAATGGAAAAAATTTCCACAGAACTTGAAAATGCGATTAAGTATCTGCAGGACTTAAAATCATTTCCAAATCTGGCACAAGAATGGATTGATATTAAAGTTGAGGAATTGTGCGAACAAATCTCTCAAAAAATACAAGGAATTACCACAGAAATAGTTTCCGGAGTTGTTAATAGTACTTACGAAGAATTGCAACCGGTTTTGCAGCAAGGTGCAGAACAAGTATATGATACGGTAAACTCCGCAACAAAGGCGGCAACTCAAAGTAAATCCACGGCACATTTGGCAGGCGTAGAAGCACAGAAAGCAACAATTGAACCCGTAAAACAATTACAAAAACTAATTCCTTGTTTGATTTCAAGTATTATAGAAAGTCTTGGAGGTCTTATAAGTGATATGGTTTGTGCGTTATTAGAAAATGTTACGAATGTTGTGTCTTGTGTTATCGATCAATTTCTCGGAGGACTACTCAACGGAATTATTGATTTAATTATAGCAGGAATGTCTGGAGTTCTTGGAGTTCTTTCTTTACTCTTAAGTTTTAGCAATTTTAATCTTGGACGCAGTATACGACAAAATGCAGAAGGTCTTCTTGGTATTCCATTATCACTCAATTGCGGAGAAGAAGAAACTGATCCGGGTGTTGAGAAATGGACGATTGGTTCTGGACCAACACAATCCCCACCATTTGATATAGATGATATTTTAGAACTGGCAAATAATGCTAATGCTATTGTTTCTGACCCAGAATCTGGATTATCTGGTATTGAAGGTATTATAGGACCTCTTGATTTCTTAAATCCAGAAATTAGTGACCCTGACTTTATTGGTGGTGGATTGAGTAATTGTTTTGGTGGAGCGCCAACCGTATGTAATCCTCCATCTATTAATATTTTTGGTGGCGGTGGTTCTGGAGCATCGGCACTTCCAATCTTTGGATCGATTAGTGAAGGTACTGGAAGTATTATTGGTGCAATTCTTACATCAGGAGGTTCTGGTTATGCCTATCCGCCATTTGTATCAATTACTGATAATTGTGGAAAAGGATATGGTGCTGTGGCTCAATCAGTTATTGAGAACGGGCAGGTTACCGCAATTTTAATCAATTCTGATGGTGAAGGTTATACATTAGGAAATCAACCACAAGTTGGTGATATTACTGGTACAGGTACTGGGGGTGCTGGTGGTACTGGAGGTGATATTGCTGGTGCTGGTGGTACTGGAGGTGCTGGAGATGGTATTACACTCACGGACCAACAGAACATCACAATTTCTGAAGTTTTAATTCAAAATCCTGGATATAATTATCAAGACGGAGATACTGTAACTGACAACTTTGGAAATGAATATGATGTTGTGATTGATAATGGATCGATCATTAGCATTACTCCGATAAATATTACTGATATTACAGATTTGCCAATTATTAGAGTGATAAGTAAAACTGGTTCTGGAGCGAAATTAAAACCAGTATTTGGATTTAGAACTTTATTCCAAGGTGAAGTAAAACAAGTTATTGATTGTGTGGTATAAAAATGGCTAGAGAGGCAAACTGGGAAGAAAGAAGTTATTGGAAACTGGGACCCAACTTCGGAATAGATGTTAAAAATCCGCAGTTGGGATTGGATGGTCCAGATGTTTATACTATGTACGGAGTTACCGATGATAAGGATATTAATACACTCGGTCTAAGTAATGGTAACGGTCTCTTTAAGATTTATAATGACCGTTCAATAGAAATTGTTGCGGGGCAAAATAATTCAGGTGGTGGAGTAGATATTGTAATTGCCGGTAAGAATGGAGATATAACAATCACGGCAGAAAGAAATGGTAATGTTAGAATCCGAGCAAAAAATATAATTCTTGATGCCGATGAAAACATTAACCTGACGGCAGGTAAAAATGTAAATATTAAGGCTGGTTCTCGTGTTGTAACTCAATCAAATCAGGCGGACTGTATAGCAAAGACTGGCAATCTCGCTCCTAAAGGAACCTCTAGCGGAGAAAAAATATTTCCTGCTGGTTCTCCCTGTGGTGATGATAATGTTGCAGAAACTTTTAATGCCGGTGGCACAAATAAATACGGAGCGATAGGATAATCATATGGCAGACAAGACCTATCTAAGTAAAGAAATAAACTTCAATAAGGCTCCAATAATGTGGTCTGGAATGGAAGTTTATCCAGGAAATGGGGCGGATTCTAATCTTTATGGAACTCTGAATGTAATCAAAAGTCCAGATGAACCCACAACTCCTGATATCAATACTGATGGTAATGTGAATGTTAAGAAGAATGTGAATGTCAAAAAAGATGTTAATGTAGATGGAAATGTAAATGTAGGAAAGAATGTTAAGGCAAAAGGAGAAGTTTATTCAAATAATGGAAAACATAGACTTTCATCAAAGAAAAACTTTGATATTCCTCACCCAACAAAGGAAGGTTGGAGACTGACTCATAGTTGTCTTGAGGGTCCAGAAGCGGCAGTATATGTTCGGGGAAAATTAATAAATACAAATATAATTAAACTTCCCGAATACTGGGAAAAACTTGTGGATCCGAATACAATCACAATCTCGGTTACTCCAATTGGTTCTCATCAGAATATTTTTGTGAAAGAGTTTGATAGTAAAGAAATTGTATTAGAATCTGCAGAAAATACTCCAGTATGCTGTTTTTATCATATATTTGGGGAAAGAATGGATACTGAAAAATTAATAGTAGAATATGAAGGGGACATAGAAGATTATCCGGGAGATAATTCTGAAAGGTCTATTGTTGGTTATCATTATGATAAAAAAAGTAATTTATAAGAAATGACAGCATTTAGTACTTTCACCTACGCAAAAAAGTATTTTGTTTCTCCAGAAATAGAGTTTGTACCCGAACCGGATGCCGATTTTGGTGAAACTTATAAACCACCACAGGACTTAATTAATTTACTCGCTGATAATTTAATTGTATATGATAAAGTTGGAATCGGAACCACAACTCCATCAAGAGCACTCGAAGTAATTGGTAATGCTTTAATTTCTGGTGTTACTACATTTAATCAAGACATTTATCTCGACGGACCTCTTCGAGATAAATTTAGAAATAAAGGAACTCTGGGACAAGTTCTTTTAAGTGATGGTAATAGTGTTTTTTGGGGTGATGTCTCTGGAATTGGAACTCCGTTGCAAACAATTGGAATATATGATGAGACTAACTTTCAAGGAACAGTTTCTAATCTAAATTTTCTTGATGGAAACGACCCAAATAATCTTGTAAGTGCTACTATTTCTGGTGTTAATACAAGTTTTGCAAATATTGTTATTTCTGATAGATGGTCTTTATCTGGTTCAGATATTTACAGGATATCTAACGTTGGAATTGGAATAACTGTCCCATCCTCAACTTTAGATATTACTGGAACAGTCCACGCAACCGGAGCAGTTGATTTTGATTCAACTCTAAATGTTGATGGTGATACTACTTTAAATTTAACTTTAGATGTTGATGGTGCTACCACACTTAATAATACTCTGGATGTTGACCTTGCCACCACACTTAATAGTACTTTAGATGTTGATGGTGCCACTACACTTAATAATACTCTGGATGTTGACCTTGCTACCACACTTAATAGTACTTTAGATGTTGATGGTGCCACTACACTTAATAATACTCTGGATGTTGACCTTGCTACCACACTTAATAATACTCTGGATGTTGACCTTGCTACCACACTTAATAGTACTTTAGATGTTGATGGTGCCACTACACTTAATAATACTTTAGATGTTGATGGTGCCACCACACTTAATAATACTCTGGATGTTGACCTTGCTACCACACTTAATAGTACTTTAGATGTTGATGGTGCCACTACACTTAATAATACTTTAGATGTTGATGGTGCCACCACACTTAATAATACTCTAGATGTAATTGGTATTACAACTTTAAGAAATCAATTAAATGTTGGTGGTGCCACTTCTCTTGCTAGTACCTTAGATGTAATTGGTATTGCAACTTTAAGAAATCAATTAATTGTTGGCGGTGCTACTTCTCTTGCTAGTACCTTAAATGTTGGCGGCGCTACTACACTTGCTAGTACCCTAACTGTTGATGGAGTATCAGTATTTCAAAATACTGTAGAACTAAATTCATCTCTTATTGATATCAATAATAGTACAGCAACTGGAAAATTTGATTATCGCTTATCATCTGTAGGAACTGGTGTATCTTGGAGACCACCGGGAGTTCAGACACAAAATGCTATTTGGGTTACGATGGATGGAAATGATTTAAATACTGGATATTTGGAAGGAGATTCTAAAAGAACTATTGGTGCAGCTGCATCTGTTGCTCAAGATGGAGATACAATTTTTGTTCGTTCCGGTGTTTACTTTGAAGATAATCCAATTGGTTTGAGAACTGATGTTTCAGTTTCCGGGCAAGATTTAAGATTAGTTACTATTGTTCCAAATAATGTAACTAAAGATGTATTTCACGTAAGACGAGGATGTCTAATAGAAAATGTAAATTTTTCTGGTTCTAATATTTCTATTGCTCATACTGGTGCCGGTGCAGTAGCATTTCCACCTACAAATCCTTCAAATTATGCAGTTTCTGGTTATATTGCCCCAGGACCAGCAAATGAAGGTCCAAGCGGAAGATGGAGAAGTCCATACATAAGAAACTGTACCAACTTTATGACTAAAAGTATTGGTATGAAAATTGATGGTAATCACGCAACTGCATCGACAATTGGTGCCGATTTGAAGTGTATGGTTTGTGATTCATTTACACAATATAATGAGGCAGGTATTGGAGTTTCTATTACAAATAATGGATATGCCCAGTTAGTTTCTATCTTTACAATTAATTGTGATATTGGAATTTATGCGGACAGTGGTGGTTCTTGTGACCTTACTAATTCTAACTCATCTTTTGGTAATTTTGGATTGGTTGCCGTTGGATTAGGTAGTACTGAATTTACTGGAATTGTAAGCACATTTCCTCCAACAAGAACACAACCTGGTGTTGATGCCGGAAGTGATAAAGTTACATTTGCTAATATGAAAGACTCTCTTAATCTTGTTAGAAGACCTTATGATGGTCAGGCACTTTTCTTTGAGATTAATTTAGATAATTATCCGGATGCTCAAGGAAGTGGAATACTTCAGGAACCGATGATACAAATACAGTCAATTACGGTTACAAATGGCGGGTCTGGATATAGTTCGGCAAATCCTCCAACTATAATTATCCGTGATTCTGGTGACCTATCTCAACAACCAAAAGGTCCTCAAGGAATTATTGCAGAATTAAGTCCGACTGTTGATGAAGTTTCTGGAGCAATCATATCAATAGATGTTGTAAATAGTGGAAGAAATTATTTACCGACGCAGAATTTAGAAGTTTTTATTGATGGTACAGGAGGGGCAGCGGCGACAATTGTTACTCAACCGATTTACTTTACAATTGATTCTGCAACGGAAACAACTTCCGTTACTGGAATTACAACCGTCACATTTAATCAATTTATTCCATATGAATTATTTGGAGGAGAAGAAGTATCATTAAAGAGGATTACTCGTATTCTTACAAGTTCTCATTCCTTTGAATATATTGGAACTGGAACTAACATAAATACATCAACGCCATTTAAGGGTGGTGTTTCTATTAAAGAAAATGAAGTTGTTGCCTTGGATGGAGCACAAATTCCATTTACAAGTACCGATCAAAAAGGTAATTTTGATATTGGTGAGGGATTTCAAATTAATCAACCATCAGCAACAATACGAGGAAGAGATTTTAGTAAGGCAATACAGGCAGAAGTTACGCCACTCATACTTGCACTGAGATAAGATATGGCAGTCGCACCACTTAATAAATTTTTAACTATTGCAGTTCCAGTTGCTCCGGGAGAGCAAATAGTATATACAACTCCGATTGGAGTTTCTGCAATTCTTCTTTATGCTCAGGTTGCAAATGTGGGGGTTAATACTTTTCCGACAGTATCTCTTACACACAGAAGAACAAGTTCATCGGCAAGAACTGCTGGTAATACTAGAAGTATTAGAGTCGTTAAAGATGTAGAAATACCACCAAATGATGCGGTGGTAATTATTGATGGGAGATTAGTATTAGAAAGAACTGCCATAATTAATGATTCGGTTGTGGTGGAAGGAACTCAGGCAGGTATTGTATCAATTACTAATTGTTTATATGATAATAATAGTGGAATTACAACAATTACAACAATTAGCCCTCATAATTTTAATGTAAATGATGAAGTCACTATGAGTGGATTGGCATTTACTTGTAGTGGATCATTTGGATTAACCACATCTATTTTCCCATCACCTCAACAATCTTTTACTATTGATTCTATAATCGGAAGTGTTGGAACATCAAAAACTTTTGTTACTAATTCTGGAAAAGTTGTCGGTATTGCTCATACTTACTTAAGTGGGGGGGAAGTGGGACCGCTTCAAATGGAATTTATTTGTAGCATTCTTGAGAATAGTACAACCTAATTATGCCAAGATATCTTAGTAATAGAGTTAAAAGAACTCCCCAATCTGGACTTTCTACGGATAGATATAGATATCTAGACTTAGATCAAGCAGAACCAAATCTTGGAGATCCTGAAGTACCTGGAGAATTAATACCGGTAGGAACTCAATATCAGGTTATATCTCTTCTGGAAAGACCGGGAGAAAGATATTGGATTCCTGTTGGTGGAGGATTGATTCCTGGAGCAATTAGTGTCTATGAAGAAGGTATTATAACACCTGCTGGAGGTATTAGTAGCATCTCTCAACTCAATTTCAAAGGAAGTGCAATTGCGGTTCAGGGTTACTTAAATTTTGATGGATCTCCTGGAATTGCTGCTACTATAACAGTATCTCCTCCTGGAAATAATGGGGGAGTTTTATTCAAAGAAAATAATGATTTTGCAACATCTTCAAGTTTAGTTTTCAATAGTTCTGTTGGCATTTTAACAATTGGTAACGGATTAAATGTTGGAACTGGTGGATCAATTTTTACGGTAAAACCAGATGGATTAGTTGGTATAGGAACCACAGATCCCACACAAGAATTACACGTTCAAGGAGATATTAGACTTACAGGAACAATTTATGATTCTAATAATCAACCTGGAGTAACTCAGGATATACTAGTTAAAAATGCCTTTGGTGGATTAAATTGGACTAATCAATCAACAATTAGATCAGGAGCTGGTGGAACTTATACAAATATTCAATATAATAATAATGTTGGATTAGTTGATGGTGCCCCTAATTTTGTATTTGATGACCTTAATAGTAGAGTTGGAGTTGGAAGCACTCAACCAAAGGTTTTACTAGATGTTTTAGGAATATCTAGTTTTAAGGGTGGAACCACGATTGATAATCTTAATGTAACTGGAACTACAACAACTAGAAATCTTCAAGTTACTGGAATTACTACAGTTGGATTTGTTACCGGAACAAGTGCTTTCTTTACGGGTATTGTAACAGCATTAAAATTTGTCGGTGGTTTTGATATAACAAATTTATATGTAACTGGAGTTTCAACACTCTTACAAAAAGTTAATATTAATAGTGATTTAGGAGTTACTGGTCTTACCACAACTCAAAATCTTCAGGTTTACCAATCAACCACACTCAATCGATTAAATGTATCTGGTGTTTCCACATTTAGTTCTCAAGTTAATGTTAATAATCTAAATGTTACTGGAGTAGGTACATTTGATAATATTAAACTTGATACAAACACGGTCAGTACAAATGTTGGAAATCTGATTTTAGACTCAAGTGCTGGAACAACTCAAATTAATGATGCAATTTATGTAAACGACCCAACAGAATCTACAGATAAAAATACTGGATCAATTATTACAGAAGGTGGAGTTGGAATTGAAAAAAATCTAAATGTTGGTGGAGATTCTATTTTTACTGGGGGAATTGAACTAGATTCAACTCTTAGAGACATTTATAATAATGTAGGTGTTGCCGGATCTGTATTGATTTCTACTGGCATAGGCGTAAGTTGGACTCCTTCCTTTGCCGCCGGTCTTCAAGGTCTTCAAGGTACTCAGGGTCTTCAAGGTAATCAAGGTCTTCAAGGAACTCAAGGTCTCCAAGGAACTCAAGGTCGTCAAGGTACTCAGGGTCTTCAAGGTCTTCAGGGTCGCCAAGGAACTCAAGGTACTCAAGGTACGCAAGGAACTCAGGGGAACCAGGGTCTTCAAGGTACTCAAGGTCTTCAAGGCACTCAAGGAACCCAGGGTCTTCAAGGCACTCAAGGTACTCAGGGTCTTCAAGGTACTGCTGGAGTAACGGGAGGTACAGGTACTCAAGGAACCCAAGGTCTCCAAGGCACTCAGGGTACTCAAGGTACTCAGGGTCTTCAAGGTCTTCAAGGTCTTCAAGGTCTTCAAGGTCTTCAAGGTCTTCAAGGTCTTCAAGGTCTTCAAGGCACTCAGGGTCTTCAGGGTGCTCAGGGTCTTCAAGGTCGCCAAGGCACTCAAGGTACTTCTGGTTCACAAGGTCTTCAAGGCACTCAAGGTACACAGGGTACACAGGGTACTCAAGGAACTCAAGGCACTCAGGGTCTTCAGGGTCTTCAGGGTCGCCAAGGAACTCAGGGTCTTCAGGGAATAGCGGGACAAAATGCCGGTCAAGGTACTCAGGGTCTTCAAGGTCTTCAAGGCACTCAAGGTACACAGGGTACACAGGGTACTCAAGGAACTCAAGGCACTCAGGGTCTTCAGGGTCTTCAGGGTCGCCAAGGAACTCAGGGTCTTCAGGGAATAGCGGGACAAAATGCCGGTCAAGGTACTCAGGGTCTTCAAGGTCTTCAAGGCACTCAAGGTACACAGGGTACTCAAGGAACTCAAGGCACTCAGGGTCTTCAGGGTCTTCAGGGTCGCCAAGGAACTCAGGGTCTTCAGGGAATAGCGGGACAAAATGCCGGTCAAGGTACTCAAGGTACTCAGGGTCTTCAAGGTACTCAAGGTACTCAAGGTGTTCAGGGAATAGCGGGACAAAATGCCGGTCAAGGTACTCAGGGTCTTCAGGGTCTTCAGGGTCGCCAAGGAACTCAGGGTCTTCAGGGAATAGCGGGACAAAATGCCGGTCAAGGTACTCAGGGTCTTCAAGGTACTCAAGGTACTCAAGGTGTTCAGGGAATAGCGGGACAAAATGCCGGTCAAGGTACTCAGGGTCTTCAAGGTAC